AACGGGGTAGGGCGCCCACCCTTTACGCAGTGGCGGCGCACGCATTGATGGCATCACCCGAGCGCGACGAGCTGCTCGAGCGGCTGGCGACTCTGCCGGCCGCGATGCGCGCGCTGCCGCAGTGGCTCCTGTGGCGCTTTGTCGATGACCCGAAGGCGAAGAAGCCGCGCAAGGTGCCGCATTACGTGGATGGCGGCCGGCGCTTCGGCGAGCAGGGCACAGAGCGCGATCGGAGCCGATTGGTCGGCTTTGACGTGGCGTGCAAGGCGCTGCTGGCCGGGCGCTACGACGGCCTGGGCTTCGCGTTCCTGCCGGGCGACGACCTGGTCGGTGTGGACATCGACCACGCGATCGATCCGGAGTCGGGTGAGATCAGCGAGCTGTGCCGCGAGGTGATCGCGGCCTGCGGTTCGTACGCGGAGCTGAGTCCATCCGGTGCCGGCGTGCACATCATCGGCAAGGGCTCGGCCGAGAGCTGCAAGGGCCACAAGATCGGGCTGGAGCTGTTTTGCGGTTCGGGCTATTTCACCTGCACGGGACAGCGCTGGTCTGGCGCCGTCGACGACGCGGTTGCGATCGAGGCGGCGGTGGTGGCTGACATCAAGCGGCGCATCGATGAATCGAAGCAGCGTGCGCCAGGCGCTGCCGCGCCGACAGCACCGGTGTTGGCTGGTGCGGCGCAAGAGGCCATGTGGTTGGAGCAGGCGCTGGCGGTGTTGAGCCCCGACTGCGATTACGACACGTGGATCGGCATCGGCATGGCGCTGCGCAGCGCGCTGGGCGAGGGCGGCTTTCGGATGTGGGACTACTGGTCCAGCAAGGCCGGTGAGCGATACCCCGGCTCGGAGCGGCTGCAGGCGCACTGGAAGAGTTTCAAGGGCGAGGATGTCAACGGCGCGCTCACCGTCTTCAAGATGGCGCGCAAGGGCAACAAGTGGCGCCCGCCGCGCGAGTGGCATGAGGCGTACGGGGGGCCGCGGCTGGTGTCGAGCAAGCCGGCCACGGCGCCGGGCGACCCCAACGTGGACAGCTCGAGCGAAGCGCGGCCCGAACCCCCGCCCCCCGAAGGGGACGAAGGCGGCGGTGGCAAGCGGCGTCGCGCACGCGGGGGCGGGGGGGCGAGCGGCTGGAATGTGCCGAGGCTGCTGGAGCACTACGCGCTGATCCGCGGCACGGACCAGGTGTGGGATGGCGAGTTGCGCTCCGTGATGCAGGTGAAGAGCCTGCGGTTGCTGTTCGGCAACGACCTGGTGAAGTACTGGCTCGCGCACTCGGAGCGCAAGCTGTTGGTGCCCGAGCAGATCCGGTTCGAGCCCTCGGGGGTGTTGCCCGAGGGCTGCGTGAACCTCTTCGACACGCTGCCTGTCGAGCCGGTGGCGTGCGAGCCGCGCGATGTGATGCCGATGCTCGATCTGCTGCGGCATCTCACGAGCTTGACCGGGGCCACGGTGGATCAGCGCCGGTCGGTGAACCGTCAGGTGTTGCAGTGGTGTGCGGCCATGGTGCAGCGGCTAGGTGTGAAGTTGAGCTTTGCGCTGGTGTTCCATGGGCCGCAAGGCGCTGGCAAGAACCTGTTCTGGGACGCGTTTCGCACCATCTTCGGCAAGTACGGAAAGATGGTCGGGCAGACCGAGCTCGAGGATCGCTTCAACGGCTACATGAGCGGCAAGCTGCTGCTGATCGGCAACGAGGTGGTCAGCCGACAGGAGCTGTGGCACGGCAAGAACAAGCTCAAGTGGGTGATCACGGAGAACGAGATCCCCATACGCGGCATGCACCAGGAGGTGCGCTGGGAGAGCAATCACGCGAACCTGGTGTTCTTGAGCAACGAGCTGCAGCCGCTCGCGCTGGAGAAGGACGACCGGCGCTTTCTGGTGGTGTACACGCCCACGGCGGCCGACACGGCGCTCTATGCGCGTGTGGGCGAGTTTCTCAAGCGCGATGGTGCTGCGAAGTTCATGCACTACCTGCAACAGCACGTGCCGCTGGAAGGTTTTGACGAGTACACCAAGCCGCTGATGACCGACGCCAAGGCGGTGTTGATCGAGCTGGGGCTCAAGCCCGCGGAGCGATTTGCCGACGAGTGGCTCGGCGGCTTCTTGGACCTGCCTGTGAACGTGTGCAGCAACGCGCAGCTGTATCGCGTGTTCCGACGATGGTGCGATCAGCAGGGCGAGCGCTTTCCGCCGACGCAGCCGATCTTTACCCGCACGGTCGAGCGCCATGTGTTCGAGCGTGTGGAGCGCGACGCTGAAGGCAAGCGCAAGCCGCCTCAGGTGACGTACAAGCAAGTGGGCGTGGTGCATGCATCGGGACCACGCAAGGTGATGCGGTGCTGGGTGCCGGAAGGCGCCCGCCCGTTGAACGGAGTGACCGAGGGCGAATGGGCCGCGTCGGCGATCGATGCGTTCGAGGCTGCCGTGGAGCGATTCGGCCGTCGGGCACAGGGGGAGGAGCGCTGATGCTGTACCGCCTGTACCGCGCGCTGTACCGCGCTAAGTCATTGTCGTTACTTGTGTACCGCTGTACCGCGCGGTTTTCCCTTGCACGTGCGTGCGCGCGCGTGAGGAGCAATCTGCATTGCCACGCTGCAACTTCGCTGCACGAGACTAAAAGTACGCGGTACAGGCGGTACACAAGTAACCACAACCACTTAGCGCGGTACAGACAACGGTACGCACGGTACAGGTGCATAGGGGTAGCGCTGTGAGTGCAGCGAAGCCGATGCGAGATCTGATGCCGCAGACAGCCGCCGCGATCGACTCGTTGCGCCAGGCGCTCGGTCGCGAATGGGCGAGTCGAATCCTGCACCGGACAGCCGGCTGGTGCTACGGGTGGGAGCGCTGCGCCGACGGCGTGCTGCGCGAGTTTGGCGCTCGGCCAGACGGCCAACGTGCCCGTCTGGTCGACGGCCAGGTCGTGCCACCTGGCGATCCACCTGGCGTCAGGCCTGCGCTGCCGAACCCGGCCTATGCGCACCTGTTCAAGCCCAAGGAGCGCAACCGTGAGTGATGCGGGGGAGCTCCAGGCTGTGCACGCCGTGTCGAACGAGGTCGACGACGACATCGCGCTGTCGCAGGAGATCTCGAACCACCCTGACCCGTGCGACTGCCCGCGCTGCGTTGGGTTCGAGATGTGTCACGTCTGCGGTCGCATCAAGCTCGACATCGACTGGTGTTGGGCAGAGCGGAGGCTCGTGCTGTGACGTTCACGCATGTGAACCCGCCTCGTTACGCTGTGGCCCACCAGGCACGGCCCAGGTGTAGCCGCATTGCTGGCGGGTCCTTCCAGCAGGGGTACGGCGCGGATCATTCGAGCCGCGACGTTTCGGCGTTCAGAGGCGTCACGAGGGGGGTTAAGTGAACTCCGGGGTGGCTGCTCTGCTGGCGAATCGTCCGATCTCCCAGGTTGAGTTCGCCGAGCTCGTGGAGATCAGTGAGGCTCGGGTCAGCCAACTGATGGCCGAGGGCGCCTTCGTGCCTGGCCAGAGCGCCTTGACCTGGCTGCGTTCGTACGTCGAACGGCTGCGCGAAGCCGCCTCCGGCCGCGATGCCGACGGCACGCTGGTGAAGGAGCGCGCGGCGCTGGCGCGCGAGCAGCGCATCGGCCAGGCGATCAAGAACGCTGTAGCGCAGGCCGAGTTCGCGCCGATCGGGCTGCTCGCCGACATCCTCGGCCTAGCGTCGGGCACGGTGGCCGAGCGCATGGATGGGCTCATCCCGCGCCTCAAGCTGGCCTGGCCCGACATGCCCGAGCGCGCGCGCACCGTGATCGAGAACGAGCTTGCTGCCGCGCGCAACGAGTGGGTCAGCGCCACGGCCGAACTGTCGAGCGCCAAGCTCGACGAGCTCGCTCAGGCCTCCGGCGCGGAAGAGGGCGATTGACAATGGTTGACGCCGACACCGCCGATCTGTCGCACCTGGTGCACGCTGCACCCACGCTGCACGCGGTGTCGAAGGCGGTGCTGTCCGGCCTCGAGTCGCTCAAGGCACAGCCGTACATCCGCCTGGCCGACTGGGCACAGGAGCACTTCCGCCTGGTCGGCGACAGCTCGCACACCACCGGCCGCTGGGAGCTCTGGCCGTTCCAGGTGGGCCTGCTCGACTGGATGGGCGACGACGCCATCGAGGAGCTCGACGTGCGCAAGAGCAAGCGCACCGGCTACACCAAGAGCGTTGCCGCGCTCATGGCGTTCAACGCGGCGCGCCGTCACCGCAAGCAAGCGCTGTGGCAGCCGACCGACGACGATCGCGACAGCTTCGTGGCCACCGAGATCGATCCGGTGCTCGAGGCGGTCAAGGTCCTGCGCGAAGCGCGCCGGGCGACCAAGGGTGGTCGCGAGCGCGTGAGCCTCAAGCGCTTCCGCTCGAGCGTGGCGCACTTCCTCGGCGGCAAGGCCGCGCGCGCCTACCGGCGGATCACCGTGTCGTGCGTGATCCTCGACGAGGTCGACGGCTTCGACCAGCAGATCGAGAAGGCCGGTGACCCGATCACGCTCGCGCAGGGGCGTCTCGAGGGCGCCGCGTTCCCGAAGACCGTCTGCGGCACCACGCCGCGCAAGAAGCTCGAGAGCCACATCGAGCACCGCGAGCAGCTCGCCGACGTGCTCATGCGGTTCCACATCACGTGCCCGCACTGCCAGGCGGAGCACCCGCTGATCTTCGGAGGCATCGGCAAGAAGAAGCTCAAGCATGGCCTGCAGTGGAAGGCTGGCGAGCCGGCCAACGTGGTGCACATCTGCCCGCACTGCCGCGAGTCGATCACCCAGGGCGACTACCTCGAGAATTGGGAGGGAACCTGGGTGTGCGACCGCACAGGCCTGCGCTACGGCGCCGATCGCACCTGGCGGGACGCGCGGGGCAACGAGGTGCGTCCACCGCGGCATGTGGCCGCGCACGTGTGGGCCGCCTACTCGCCGCAGCGCTCTTGGGAGTCGATCGCACGGGAAACCGAAGCGGCCGAGCGCAAGAAGAAGACCGGCGACGATGGTTCGATGAAGGTACTTGTCAACGAGACGCTCGGCGAGACCTGGGAAGACGACTACGAGAAGTCCGACTCCAGCGCGCTGCG